GGTAAAAAAGGCTGGCTTCCATACCGAAGCGTTGGGGGGGCTGCATAATGACAGACAACACAACATACCGCGTGACAGCCGACGAACTGCGCCAATTCATTGAACGGGTGGAACGGCTGGATGCTGAAAAGGCCGACATCGCAGACGCAACCAAAGAAGTGATGGCCGAAGCCAAGGGCCGTGGCTATGACACCGCCCTGATGCGCAAGATTATCGCACTGCGCAAGCGCGACAGCGACGACATTGCAAACGAGGAATGTATCTTGGATACCTACAAAGAAGCGTTGGGGATGTAAGCATGGCTAATAATCTTAAATGTGATGCGGATGGTTGCTTGCATCGCGAACACGTAGAGGAGTACGGCCCACACCTTATAGATAAGCCCTGCCCGATATGTGGCGCAAACCTTCTTACTCAGGAAGACTTCGACGGTTACGAACCTATTAGAGTTGTGATTCAAGCGCTAATTGATGCTGGTCACGCTTCATGGAGCGGCGAGGAAATAAAAAGCCCAGTTTCCTTTAGCCTCAACCACCACGCGGGGACAACAACGACAACAATTAAAACGAAAGAAGTATAATGGCCGGATCTCTGAACAAAGTCCAAATCATTGGCAACTTGGGGCGCGACCCAGAAATTCGCGCATTTCAAGACGGGCGAAAAGTCTGCAACCTGCGCATTGCCACAAGCGAAACGTGGAAAGACAAAGCCACGGGCGAAAAGCGCGAGAAAACTGAATGGCACAGCGTTGCGATCTTTCAAGAGGGGATTGTGCGGGTTGCTGAACAGTACCTCAAAAAGGGGTCAACCGTTTACATCGAAGGCAAGCTGCAAACCCGCAAGTGGCAGGATCAATCCGGCGCGGACAAATACAGCACGGAGATTGTATTGCAGGGCTATGACGGCGTGATGACGATGCTGGGCGGCAAGGCGGACGGCGGCGGGCAGTCAGGCGACCAGGGCGGCGGATACGGAACAGCGTCACACAATGATAGCGGCGGGTATGGCGGCGGCGGGTTGCCAGACGATGAAATACCGTTTGCCCCTGTAATGCTTATCTAAGCAAATAAACCGCTTGGACAAATCCGAATAATGATATACAACAACAGGGCGGGCGACGGTGTAACAATCACCCCGCCCGCCTTTAACGTATCAAAGGAACCATGACATGACAAACCCACACCCAAACCCGATTGAATACCTCGGCGCAGTCCTAGACGCATACGCCGCAGACATAGACAACCCCGACACGCCCAACATTCCCCAGCACGCTGTAACGCTGCTACGTGACGCATTTACAGCCGTTGGCGTTGACTTTGATCTGCGCGAAGGGGTAGCGGCATGACGCAGCAAATACGGGAATTCGCTATTGGCGATGCAACAGCAACTGTTGGTATTCGGTCTAGCGGATCAATGTGGGTGTCGGTGCTGGGGAAGCGTGGAGCGCACTACCAGTGTGATTTTGTCGGTAGCTTTGATCGCGGCCCGATACGGAAAGAAGATTTTATGTATGGCCCGCCTTCTTGGGTAAAAGCACGGTTATCCACAGCATCAAGGGAGCCTTTAATATGACCGATAAATTGAACCTGCATCAGCGCATGGCCGCAGTTATGCGCGAAGTCACCTACATCCAAAAGGAAACCAAAAAGGGGATGCAATACAAGATTGTTTCCCACGACAAGGTAACGGCCAAGGTCCGGCCCGCGCTGCTTGCCAATGGCGTGATCTACTACCCAATCAGGTGCGACACCGCGCAGAACGGCAACCGGACCGAATGCAACATGACCGTGCGTTTTGCCAACATTGACGACCCGCAAGACTTTATTGACGTGGAAAGCTGCGGGCATGGCATCGACACGCAGGACAAGGGGCCAGGCAAGGCGCAAAGCTACGCGGTCAAGTATGCGCTGCTCAAGGCGCTTGGCTTAGAGACAGGCGACGACGCGGACCACGATAGCATTGAACACAGCCGCGTAGACCCCGCGCTGCACCAAGCGGCAACGGCGGCAGCTATTCGCATGATTGAAACGGAAACCAGTCTTGACGGGCTTGGCGCATATTGGGGCGAACTTGCAAAGAACGAAAAGGCCGTAAGCGCAGACAAGCGCGTCATTGCTGCAAAGGAAAAGCGCAAGGGCGAACTGGCGGAGGTTGCGGAATGATGACAGAAACAAAAGAAGTTACAGTCCAAGAGGACGATATCACAAAGGAAATATCGGCGCTTTTTGATTTTAAATTTAATGGCGTTTCACGGTTTACGCCTCCAAGAATGGAAGTTTTTAACGGCGGTTTTGGCATTGGCTTGATAGTCGGGGGGTCGGGCAGTGGCAAATCTACTCTTTTGCAATCTTACGGAAAAGAGGTGACGCCGACTTGGGAGCGTGACAAATCTATAGCGTCGCATTTCATCAGTGCCGACGAAGCGCAAGATAGGCTTTCAGCCGTTGGGCTAAACTCCATCCCGTCTTGGCTTCGACCTTATCACGTTCTTTCAACTGGTGAGGCTTTCAGGGCAGATATGGCTAAAAAGCTATGTGACGGCGCGGTCATTGATGAATTTACAAGTGTTGTTGATCGGGACGTTGCGCGCTCAACTTCAATGGCTATTGGCAAGCACATTCGGAAAAATAACTTGCAGGGGATCGTTTTTGCATCCTGTCATTATGATATCATTGACTGGCTGGAACCTGATTGGGTTTTTGAAACAACCACGGGCAAGTTTTTGCCAAGGGGGTGGCAAAGGCCAAAAATCACAATTTCAGTTGAACCATGCAACGTCGCGCTTTGGTCAGAGTTCAGCCACCATCACTATCTCGACGGAAAAATCAATAAAGGTTCGCACTGCTGGGCCGCATTGTGGGAGGGGCGAACAATTGGGTTTTGCGCTGTGATTGCCATGCCTAGCGGTAGCTTAAAAAATGCTTGGCGCGGACACCGCACAGTTATTTTGCCAGAGTTTCAAGGCATGGGAATCGGCCCTATGCTTTCAAACGCCGTTGGGGAAATTATGATTGCATCAGGAAAACGGTATTTTTCAAAGACTGCTCACCCAAGGCTAGGGCAGATGAGGGACGCCAGTTCTTTTTGGCGGGCTACATCAAAAAACCACAAGGCGCGCGCAGATTATACAAAGTTTAGGGTTACAAAGGAAAGCGGCCACAAAATGAAACACGCATCAAGGGTCTGTTATTCTCACGAATATATGGGTTCGTTATAGGGTGCGCGATTATAAAAGCGAAGGAGACGGCGTGAGGTGTATTTCAAGAGACGAATCATATGACGACTTTGAAAAGAAAGCGCGGTATTACGGGCCTAACGGCGCAATCATGCACACTTGGACGGAGAAATCAGCATTTAACGCTGGATGGAAGGCAGCACTTGAGGCGGTAGAGCGCGCGGGAACAAAAGGAAATTACACGCCATGATAAGGTCAGCCGTAACGCCCGAACAGGCGGGGCGCTTGGCGGAATGGGTGGAGGGCTTGCCGGTGCCTTTCACCCTGACATTCAAGGAAGGCAAGGTGCGCACGATAAGCCAGAACGCGCTGATACATAAATGGTTTGGCGAGATTGCCAAGCAGACACACAGCGCAATCGATCAGGTTAAGCGCGAATGCAAGTTCTACCAAGGTTGCCCGATCCTAATGGCAGATGACCCCGCTTTCTGCGCATTTCTCAAGCACCTTAAAAACCTAACATTGGAGGAAAAGATAGCCGCAATGGATTATGTGTCAGTAACATCGGCAATGACGACCAAACAGCTAAGTCAAATGGGCGACGCAATGCGCGCCAAGTACCTGCCGCAAGGCATCCACATGACAGACCCAGAGGGTAACAGATGAACAAACATGTAGAAATTACACCAAAGGAGCCAAGCGAATGAGTGAGTTAGCTTTTGAAATGGGCCGCAAGGCTGGACTGCAAGAGGCCGCTGCGTATTGCGAAAGGACGGAAATGGGCGTCGGCTCAAAAGGTCGCGGCAAGTACCTCGCACACCCGTCAACGTGCTTTGAAACGGGCAGCGGCACGCACGCAGGCATGGGGTACGCAGAAGGATTGCGCGCCATATCACAAGAGGAGGGTTAAAAATGAGCGAATTTGCAAACCCGCGCCCCGTCTACGCCAAAGGCCAGACACCACCCAAGGCACCCCGCAAGCAGATGAAGCGCAACACTAAACCTAAAGACGTGTGCGAACCTGGCAAGATTTTTGTGTCAGAAAAACTACGTAAATTTGCAAGGGACAAGGAATGCCAAGTTAAAAGCAAGTGGTGCAACGGGGATAACGCCACCACTGTCCTAGGACACTTCAGGCGAAGGGCGGGGGCAGGCGCAAACCAGAAGCCGCACGATTTTTGGGGATACCACATTTGTAGCGGTTGCCATGAGAACGAGCATAAGGTTGACGACGTGTCACTGCTGGATGCTACACGCCGCACGCAATATGCCGTGTTTGAGCACTTCGCCAGCCTGACCCCGTGATTATTATTCTGTTATATCCGAATTAGGGCTTGCCATGTTGATCAACTAGCCGTAGTGTAGGGATAGAAGCAAACAAAGGATCAAGACCATGACACTTAAAAGCGTAAATATTGACCATACGGAAATTGTCGTTAACCGTCAGGCTTTGCTTGATATGGTTCGAGCGCTTGACATTGGCGCGACGGTTGCGAACCTGCCTGAGGCGATGGACCTTATGCGCGAACCATTCTTCGTGGATGAAATTTCAGGCGGAACATCTCGCACGGATTTTTCAATGAACAAATACTCATAAAGGATAAGACCATGACCACACCAACACCCGAAGAACAGGCAGAAACATGGAAGACGTTTGAGGCAAGGATCAATGCGCGCAGTGAGTCAAAAGCAGACAATGCCGCAGCCCTTCAAGCAGCCGGTGGACTTGCCAGCGACAAAACCCTGCGCGATGAATTTGCGGGGCTGGCTTTGATGGGTATTATGGGGCCAAACTATGAGTGGTTCACAAGCGGTTCTGAATTAGGTTCTCGCACCCATGAATCCGCGTTCTTTGCCTATAGCCATGCCGACGCAATGCTAGAGGCACGCAAGACACCAAAGGGGGACGTGTGATGCTTGAATTTTTGCAGATTTACGTAAGCGGGTTTTGGGTGTGGCTTGGCATAACTATTGGTATTTATGTGTCTGGGGCCATGCTGGTATTTATCATTCAAGCTTTTAAGATGTCAGTGTCTAAACGTAAATCAACGGAGACAAAGCCATGACACAACGAGCAAACGACTTTCTAATCCTCACAGCATTTTAACCCAACAAACCCAAAGGAAACGACATGGACACTCTATTGAAAATCACGAACACCGAAGAACTTGCAGGGCCAGAACTTCGCCAGGCAATCAAAACCGCGCCACAAGGAGCAAACCTGATCTACTATCGCGGCGCAGTGGGTGAATACGAAAAATGCCTTATGGACGCAGCGTGGGAGGAATCTTATGGCCTTGGTGAGTTGGTGGCACGCCCGACAAAAACTTACAATCGCAAGGGATACCGCATCTGGGATTACATCATTCAAAAGCATGGCGGTGCAACATGAACGCCGACACAATACCGCATGTAATCGCCAACGCGTTTAGCTTGCCGACCCGCGCGACGCAGATTGAAGCATTAGTCGGCGCAGCTATCCTCAAGGCAGAGCGAAAGGCAGGCCATGTCGCAAAGATTCCCACGTTTCCTAAGCTAAAGCTGGGCGTGGATAAGGCAGACACAGAGCACTGGTTTAAGAAAGCCGAAGAACTGGTCAAGCTGATGGAGGGGCAACCGCCAATGGGCCGAAGGCAACTTGCAGAAATCCTCAAATGCTCAAAGGAGATAGCGGCACGTCGGGCCACGTTTGCGGTAAAAATTGGGCTACTTCGCAGGATAGATTCAAAGACGTGGAAGTCTGGCGCACCAAAAATCACCTATGAGATAGCAACGGAGGGAGAGCAGATGCTTAAGATTGGCTGGCTATCTAAGGCCATTGCGGCGCGCAAGTCTGGATGCACAAAAATATCTAAGGCAAAGGAAAAAATTATACGCAATCAATTTATTGAAATGGGCAAGGAAACGACATGACCGATGACCACACACACCGAGGCGACGACGTGCATCCTGTTGAGGCGGCGATGCGGGAGGATGAGGGGGGCTGGCAACTGATTACGACAGCGCCTGTGGATGGGGCAGAGTTTCTTGTCTACAACAGTTATTGCGGCGAACAGTTTGTCTGTTTCTGGGACGGATTGGATTTGAGATACGGGCTTGATTGCAGCGCCGTGATTGATCTTGATTATGGCGTCACCCACTGGATGCCCCTACCCGCAGCACCAACGGAGGGCGAATAGGATGGCGAGGGTAAATAAACCTGACTTTATGGCAGAGCTTCAATCGCTGCTTTTGTCAGTCGCAAATAATATCGCAACACTTTCCACAGCGGAGGGTGACGAATTTGACCGCCTAGCTAGACGCCAGGCTGTTATCGCATCTGATCCGGCGCGGAGGCTGCTTAGAATGACAGAGGAACACTTGACCCCACCCCCATAACCAGCGCATAGTGGGGTTGGGTCTTCATGGGCCTTCCTTTGTTGGTAAGTGGTCCGCGTATTCCTCCCAGAGCGCGGGCCACGACAACTAACAGATGGCAGCGTTAAGCCATCAAATGACTTAGATGCCCGCGACAGCCTTGTATTAGGTCCTCGCGGGTTTTCGCAAAAGCCGCTTTGATGTGGTGATACGTACAGGGTCTGACCCGCGAGTTCGCCTGTCTACGCGGACCGTATCACCTCATGAGCGCGGCCCACTGTGAATGTGAAGGCTCTTTGAGTTTGTTTAACCAACACATCGGCAGTCTAAAATTATCCGCGTTCAACCCATTCTAAGCATCTAACCCGAACCAAGGGACAGACATGACCAGCAAATCACAGGCACGACGCAACAAACGCGCGCAGAACAAAGCCACACCCCAAGAATGGCCCGCTGTGCGTGATGGTGTATCAATCGCAACCCAACCCACATCACGTCCTACAGATGAACGCCTAGCACGCGGACACTGGACGGCACCGGATAGCAAGGGCGGGGCATTTGTTGACCTAGCGTGCGATATGATCGGGCAGTTGTTTGTTTCTAAGCAAATCACAGAGCAGCAAACACAAGAGGCGCGGACATTCTCGGAGGTCTACGCTGCATATCGTGAGGAAATCGGCATATCAGAAAGCAAATCTTGCTTGGCGGTATCATCGGGCGGGTTTGATCCAAGCGACGGCAACGAGGCGGTTTACAAGCGATACTACGCCATGAGGGACAGAATAGGGCGCGTTAAGACGTCTTTACTGCAAACGGAATGCGGCAAGGCGGCAGACGACAAGCCGCACAATCTATCGGCTCTACGCAATGCGCTGGACTGTCTAGCGGCGTAGTGCTTGACTAGCCCGCAAAACCTGCTATTTGTTGAGGCGAAGAATTGCGTTTGATGACACGTAAGGCGTGTTGCTTGATTGCGCGTATTCTAAGCATCTTAACCCCAAGGGGAGAGACGCAACCAACGGGCGGGATGCCCAAACTCACAACATAAAGGCGGGAAGCCTATGGCGCTAACACCAAAACAGGCGCGGTTTGTCGCTGAATACCTTATAGACCTAAACGCAACACAATCCGCCAAGCGGGCAGGCTACAGCGAAAGAACAGCCCACAAGCAGGCAACGCAGCTACTAGGCAAAACTAGTATAGCTGAAGCGATTGCAAAGGCCCAAGATAAACGCGCGGGCCGAACCGAAATCACACAAGACCGCGTTATGGCAGAGCTTGCCAAGCTGGGGTTTTATGACATACGCAAAGCCGTTCGTTGGGGCGCGGTTCCAGAGGGTCGCGACGAACACGGTAATGCTGAATGGCCTGTTGAAATGGTTCCAAGCGAGGACATGGACGACGAAACAGCGGCGGCTATTACGGAGGTGTCATTGACTGCGCAAGGCGTTAAGATCAAGATGGTTGATAAGCTGGCAGCACTTGAAAAGCTCGGCAAGCATCTGGGCATGTTTAACGGGGCGGGCAGTGACGACGGAGACACGCCGTCAGTCACCATCAACCTAACTACATCCGCGCCGGTTGGAGACGTTCGTGTCACACGACATAAGACTTAGCGCACCGCAAGGCGTTTACCTAAACGAGCTAGATACCAAGTTCCGCGCTTACGTTGGCGGGTTTGGTGCTGGCAAGACGTTTGTGGGCGGGCTTGATCTGGGGTTGTTTGCAGCCAAGCATCCCAAGGTTGTTCAAGGCTACTTCGCGCCAACATACCGCGACATCCGCGACACCTATTGGCCAACGATGGATGAGGTTGGGTTCGAGTTAGGCTTTCGCGTCAAGATCAAGACGGGCGACAAAGAGGTTGAACTATACAGGGGCCGATCCTGCTACGGCACAATCATCTGCAGATCAATGGAGGACCCCAGCGGCATCATTGGCTTTAAGATTGCCCGCGCGCACGTTGACGAAATTGATGTTCTGCCAACGGACAAGGCAAAGAACGCATGGCGCAAGATTGCAGCGCGGATGAGATTGCTTGTTCCCAACGTTGTAAACAGCATCGGGGTAACAACAACGCCAGAGGGCTTTAAGTTTGTCTATGACACGTTTGCGCGACCGCCAACAACAGACAGAGACAAAACGCGGCTACAAGATTACAGCATGGTGCAGGCCAGCACATATGAGAACGAAACGTACCTACCGCCTGATTACATCCAATCGCTAAAGGACACCTACCCCGACGAGCTAATCAGCGCGTATCTCATGGGCGAGTTCACCAACCTAACATCGGGGACGGTTTACAACTCATTCGACAGGCATACCAACCGCAGCCGCGAAACATTGATCCGGCCTAAAGATGATCGACCAGGCGAACCGATCAAGCTGGGAATGGACTTTAACGTCGGCAACATGGCCGCGTGTGCGTTTGTTCTGCGCGAGAATGACTGGCACTGCGTTGACGAAATAAAGGGCGGGATTGATACACCGTCAATGATTAACACACTAGCCGAGCGATACGCAGGCCACAGCATCACGATTTACCCCGACGCAAGCGGCAAGAACACCTCAAGCAAGGGCGCATCACTGTCAGACATCGGACTGCTACGCGGGGCAGGCTATGCGATAAGGGCCAAGCCAAGCAACCCTCGCGTGAAAGACCGCGTGTTGGCCGTTAATATGGGCTTCCAGAGGGGCCGCGTGTTCGTCAACCCTGACACATGCCCTGAAACAGCGCGATGCCTTGAACAGCAGCCGTACAACAAGCAAGGCGAACCCGAAAAGACAACGGGACTTGACCACCAAAACGACGCCTTCGGCTATCCGCTGGCTTATGAAATGCCTGTAGTAAAGCCGACAATGACATCAACAGCCTTGCCTTTCTAACATCGGCACGCATCAAAATATAAATCAGGAGACGGAAAATGGCAGCACTAACAAAGTTTGCGGAGTGGATCGGCTATGCGACGAAAGCCGCCAACGTGGGCAGTGATACATTTACGATTGCGCTCACGAACGTTGCACCAACGGCGGCAACAGACGCGGTAATCGCAGACCTAACGCAAATCTCTTATGCGAACCTATCTAGCCGTGTCCTGACCACCACATCAAGCGCGGTTACGACCGGCACGCTTAACCTTATCCTGGCAGACCTTACATTGACCGCATCGGGCGGGTCTGTTGCTGCGTGGCGTTACGTCGTTATCTATGATGAGACAGTGGCGGGCGATCCACTCGTTGCGTTCGCAGATCGGGGCAGTTCTGTCACCTTGGCAGACGGTGAATCCGTGTTGCTTGATTTTGTCGGCTCTGCGTTGACGTTCACCTAAATGGTAGTGCTAGTCAATAGGGCCAAAGTAGCCACTGCAACCACGGGTACAGGGATCATTACCCTTGGCGCGGCTGAGGATAGCTTTCAAACGTTTGCAGATGCAGGCGTAATTGACGGCAATGTGGTTCGTTATGTTATTGAGGACGGGGCGACTGCCTTTGAAATCGGCACGGGGACCTATACCGCGTCGGGTACAACGCTCACCCGCACAGTAAGCGAAAGCAGCAACGCGGATTCTGCCATTAACTTGTCAGGGTCCGCCACTGTTTTCGTGGGCGCAACCGCCGCCGACTTCTTACCGCCTGCGGCAAACGTATCACTCGTTGATACAAGCCTTGTTGTTGCTGTTGCTACAGACATGCAGGACTATGCTGAGAAGGTAGACGCTGCTTTGTTGCGGGCGCGTGGCACGGGTTTCACAAGCACATATGTTTCCACAGTTTCAGTGGGTGGCACGACCTTTGCGCAGCCCGCAGTCAATGGTGAGATATACAGCGACGAGGGCTATTTTCCGATATCATACGCGGGCGCAACAGGCATCACGGTTGCAACTTTGTCCTCGCCCTCAACCTACGTTTACATTGACAACGCTGGAAACCTGCAACAGCAAATCAGCATTCCGACCCGCCAAGACTGGTCGCGCAAGATGTTCACCATGCGTATCTCGGTGGACACGGTTGCAGAAACTATCCTTGGCTTTGAGAACCTAGGAAACCCCATCGGCCATTACGCGAACAGTATGAGAGACTTCTTTAGGGCACTCCTAGAGCAAGGGGTTCCATTCAAGGGTGGTCAAACCATCACAGGCAGGGCTGCGGACTTAGGCTTTGATGTGGCGGCTGGCACTATCATGGAGTTTGGCGGCACGGGTGATATAAACAACCCAAACCTCCTAACCCTAGACGCTGCTGCAAATGTCTCCTATAGCCTGCTTTCACGAACGGCGATTGTTGGCGACCAGACGAACCTTGTCAAATTCTGGGACAACGCTGGTAGCATTACGGCCTTGGGTTCTGGCACCTTTGTTGCGCATAGGCTCTACCGATTCAGCAACGGCAACTTCGCCATTCAGTATGGTCAAGGCAACTACGCCAATATCGTCTTGGCCCGCGCTGGTTTGCTGATAGAAGATTACGTCCTAAACGAACGCCTGCGAAATGCGACTTTCTTTGGATGGTGGATCATTGGCGAAACCGCAACGAACACAGGCGGCACAACCCTAACAGAGTTTAGGGAATACACGATTGGCGTGCAAGGCGGCAGTTCTAGCGGCTTGGCTGGTTGCTTGCTAAGGGGCAACAACCTTTCGGACCTGCTAGATGTTGGTGCCGCGCAGGTTAACCTTGACGTGGCTGCGGCAACTTGGCTTCGCAAAACCACCACATACACAGCTACGGCACCATCTGCTATCATTGCGGACACATCAAGCGGTGACTGGACGTTAACGCTTCCCGCGTCACCCTCAACAGGTGATTACGTTCAATTGCTAGACGGGGCTGACTGGAGCGCAAACAATCTAACGGTGGCGCGCAATGGCGAAACCATTGATGGGGACGCTGCTGACCTTGTAATGAACATTGGCAACATTGCGGTGGACCTGATCTATGACGGGACAACGTGGCAAATCACGGCTCAAGTTGGGGGCCAAGGTGGCGATGTTGCTACCCTAGCTTCACCAGATTTTACGGGCGTCCCTACTGCACCAACGGCAACGTCTGGCACGAACACGACACAGCTTGCAACGACGGCCTTTGTGCAAGCTGCCGCAGGGGGTTCAACTGCCATTGCACAGGTGCGAAATACCAGCGCGATATCGGACCTAAACGGCACGACTGGTTTCACAGACGTTGCAATAACGGGCATTAGCGATTTCATGGACACTGGATTCACGGCAGGTGCGACTGGAATTGTGTGTGGCTTTACTGGGCGAATTAAAGTCACAGTTCACATTCTGCAAAGCAACAGTTCAACCCAAAGAACTAACGTTAAGGTTCGTGCGGCTGTTGCTGGCACTGGCAGTCCAATTGAAGGCGCGGGTGGTTATATCCGCGACAGTAACGACAACGACGAATCGTCAACCGCAGCCACTAGTTTCATGTCCGTAACGAGTGGGCAAGAAGTGACATTGCAGACCATGCGAGAAGCCGCGTCTGGTACTGTCGTGGGTCCGGCTGGCAGTTGCATGATTTCGATTACAAAGCTTTAAGGTGAACAATGGCAAACCTATCTGATAAAATCACACCAAACGGCGTTGCTACGTTAGCAGGTCCAACATTCACTGGCGTGCCGTCTGGACCAACGGCAACGGCGGGAACGGATACAACGCAGCTTGCCACAACTGCCTTTGTAAAGGCGGCGGCGTTGCGAATAACAATTTCAGCCACAGAACCAACTTCGCCCACATTGAATGATTTGTGGGTGGATACTTCCTGATCACAGCGACAAACGCTAATTCGTTAACCCAACATAAGGAATCTTGACTATGCCTATTGAAGTGAAAAACTTTCTCACCGCCCAGCGAGCAATTGGGCAGATTGTCACAGACGCCACTGCACACGATGCTGATGTTGGACGAGCAATTGAAACACTCACAATCGCCCATGCCAAACTTGAAGCAATGGGCGCTGCTTGGACCCCTGCCGTTCAGTTTATCAACGCGCAGGCGGTAGCATACCCTGACAACGCTGCGTGGCAAGCTCTGAAAGTACAGACTGATATGATCGTGGCGGACTTTATTGCCATGCGTGATCGTGCGTTGGCTGTACGTGACGCCGCAATCGCTGCAAGCTAAGGTCTAGCCCATGGCTTTCCCAGTAATTGAAGCAACTGAAACATCAACGGGAAACGGGGACTCGCCCTCTTTCTCGCTCCCTGCTGGGATTGTTACGGATGAACTTCTAATTGCATCATTCGGTTGGCGCGGGTCTGGCGCACCTGTGTCCATTTCAACATCGGGCTGGACCGAGTTAACACGAAACGCGACTGACAGCGGCAATACTGGCAACGTCATAATTGCTTACCGTCCAGCAGATGGGACGGAGGGGTCCAGCCTCGCCTTCTCGCTAGATGGTGCTGACGAAAGCACTTGCGCAATTTCACGCGTATCAGGGTGGGACCCGACAACTGCGCCACTAGGTTCTGCGGCTGGTAGTGGTACAAGCAAGACAACAAACCCTGACCCGCCAAGCCGTTCTTTTGGATGGACAACCGACACACTGTCGATGATTGGACACATTCAGCGCGACAGTGAAAACATCACCGTAGTCCCGACAGGGTATTCTGAACTAGCAGATTTCGACAATGGCGGCAAATCTCGGAACAGGTCGGACCAGAAAAACGTAACGTCGTCACCAGAAAACCCGTCAGCCTATACAATCGCGTCTGACCAAGAGTCTTCTTGGTACACGGTAGTGATCCCATCGGCGGCGGCGGCAAGTGGTGGGACTGTCGGTGCCTGGACTGGATCAGCATTTGTACAAAAGCCCGTCAAGGTCTGGACTGGATCAGCATTCGAGACAAAGCCCTTGAAGCGTTGGAACGGTTCTGCGTTTGTTTAGAAAAACTAAGGGTGATAAATTTGGGTAAATCATGCTAGGCTTTTCACCTCTAGCGTCCAATGCTCTTGCCGCGTCAACTGATGTCGCGCCGAGCGGGCCAACGTACACAGACACGATGACAACTGCGTCATTCACGTCAACGGCTGGCGCGATTGTTGCGGCCTTTGCTATTGGCCTATCTGGCGCGTCATTTACGTCAACGGCTGGAAGCGTCACTGTTGAGCGGTCTTTCGTGCTGGAATTGTCTACCGAGGCATTCACCAGCACTGCAGGTTCCGTTGTCCCGCAGATCACGACGCCGATTGCTGGCAATGCGTACACAAGCACGGGCGGCGCGGTTTCGTTCGTTGGCTCTACGGTCCTAAATCTAACTGGCGATGCCCTAACAAGTGCCGCCGGTTCGCTGGAAACTGCATTTACGTCGCCCCTGTCCGTTGTCGCGTTTAGCAGTTCGGTTGGTTCTTTAGTCGCGCAAATCACAACCCCGATTGCAGGCGATTCATTCACTAGCACGACGGGTTCGCTTGAATCTGCATTTTCTTCGCCCCTGGCAGGCGTGTCATTCACATCAGCCGCAGGGGATATCAGCGCAAGTTTCACCTCGCCATTAACAGTCGAGTCATTCACGTCAACGGCTGGCGCAATCGTATTCAGCACAGACACAAGCCTTGAAATTACCGGCGCGGCATTCACAAGCACAAACGGCACGCTTGGCCTAGACTTTGCCACAGAAATCACCACTGTGGCATTCACCAGCACGGCGGGCAGCGTAAACTTTACCATAACGCAATTGCTTCCACTAACGGGGGCAAGCTACACCAGCACGGCGGGCAATGTTGCGTTTGTTCAGTCTTACCTCATTGGGCTAGACGGGGCCGCATATACATCAACAGCAGGCACGCTTGATCTAATCACGGGCTATGTCCTGCCGCTAACTGGCGACAGCATAACGAGCGCGGTTGGCAGTGTTGACATCTTGGTTACGCAAATCCTTGCGCTTACGGGCGAGGCGTACACGTCAGCGGCGGGCGACGTAACGATTACACTTGTTGGCGAATACAACGGGTTTTCTAATTTCGGAGCCTTAGTTCCTGCCGAATTGCGCGGCGTATCAATTGCAGCGCGCACCAATGGCGCGGGCGTCGCGACTAGAAATAACGGGGCTTCTGTCGCTATCAGAACAAACGGCGCGGGTGTACTTACGGAAGTGCGCGGCGCATATATTTAAATTACGGAGAGGGCATCAAATGTCTCTGACTTGGCCGGTAAAAGACCCTAATGCGGTTCTGGATTATTTCCTAGACTGGACATCGTGGCTTACTACGGGGGACACGATTGACAGCATCGTTTGGACAGTGCCGTCAGGCTTGACCCTTGAGACACAAACCATAAGCGGGGCCAAGGCTTACGCATGGCTGTCAGGCGGTACAGCAGGCGCGTCATACGACATTCTGTGCCGCATCACGACTGCAGACGGACGCATCGACGACCGCACGGTTAGCATTCAAGTAAATGAAAAGTAATCCAACCAGCCCGCCATTTCTAAGGAAACAAAAATGTCAAAGACAGTAAACAAGCAATCCAAAGCGATGGCAAAAATGGTTGAGGCCGCTGCAAAGGGCCGCGCGCTTATGGGCGGGACCGATACCATGCGCGAGGCGGGCAAGACGTACCTGCCAAAGTTCAAGGCAGAGCTAGACCTAGACTATCAAGCGCGGCTGGACTCATCGTGGCTGTTTAACGGGATGCGCAAGACGGTCAAGGATATGACGGGCCGCGTGTTTACCAAGCCGATCACAATCGTTAACGGATCAACGCGGCTGCAAGATTTTGCCACAGACATCAACATGCAGGGCCAAGACCTAAGCGCGTTTGCGTCTGACGTGTTTAAGGATGCGTTTGTGCCTGGAATATCGTTCATCATGGTTGACGCGCCGCGACGTGAGGGCGAAACAACCCGCGCGGCTGCGGCATCGCTTGGCCTGCGTCCTTATATGGTTCACCTAAAGGTTGAGGACATTCTTGGTTTTAAGACTGAGCAGTTTAACAACGTGCTGGCGTTGTCCATGTTGCGCATTATGGAATCGGTGACTGAAAACGACCCTAAAGACGAGTTTACGCAGATCAATGTGGACCAAGTGCGCGTGCTTACGCGTGAGGGCAACGCGGTATCGGTTCGCATTTATCGCAAGAATGACAAAGACGAATGGTTGGTTGTGGACGAATACCAGACCAACGCCGAAGAAATTACCGTCATTCCGTTTTACGCACAGCGCACGGGTTTCTTTATGGCCGAGCCTGTCTTAGAGGATTTGGCCGATGTTAACATAGCGCACTGGCAATCGCAGTCAGATCAACGCCACATCCTGCATTTTGCGCGCGTGCCAATCCTGTTCGCGTCTGGACGTGGCGACGACGAGCCATTAATTATTAGCGCCAACCAAGCGGTAACTTCAATCAACCCAGAGGCCAGCTTAGAATGGGTTGAACACTCAGGCGCGGCAATCGGCGCGGGGCGTACAGACCTGCAGGACCTGCAGTATCAGATGCAGGCGCTTGGCTTGCAATTGCTTGTGGCCAGCCATGAAACGGCAACCGGCGCGGTGCTGGATTCAACCAAGGAGACATCCACCCTGTCACAAATGGCGGACAACCTCAAAGACGCGCTTGAACAGGCGCTTGAGTGGATGGCGTTTTATGCGGGCGATCCAGAGCAGGATATCACGGTTGAGGTGAACAAAGACTTTGGCATCGTGCCGTTGACTGCGCAAGAAGTGCAAGTGATGCAGGCCGACGTTAACTTGGGGCTGTTGTCCAAAGAGGCGTACTATGCCGAGCGCAAGCGGCGCGGGTTCTTAAGCCCTGATTTAGACACGCAGGCGGACATGGACGCCATTGCAAGCGCACCACCCGACCTGACAGGTGAGGGGCTTGATTTGGGCGATGGATAGGCGTAGGGTTGGGGCTTAACAAGGGAGAATGAACCATGAATGACAAAACAGCAACACTCGAAGAACTAAGGGAAATGCGCAAACGCGGGGAAATCAAGCCAACCCTTGATGACGCTCCAGAGGCAGGCACGCCAGAGGGGTTTTGGGATGACGCAATCCCCAGCAAACACCTAGGAGGAAGCCAGAGTATTTTAGACGCTGCGATTGAAATTGCCATTGAAGACCAAGCCCGCATTGCCGAGCTTAAGGCGGAACTGCACACTATGAAAACGGCGGGCATCATTGAAGTTGCAGTGCGCAACCCGTCAGTAAGTGAATACATGGCCCATTGGGAGGGCCGCGCAGAAAAGGCAGAATTGCGGATGGCGGGGTTTGAGTCGGCTTTGGCAACGGCACGAAATAAGGCGATTCAACAGGCTGCAAACGCGTGTTGCCATCCGACGAACGTTGATAGGGGTGGTGAGTCTGGAATGTGCCGAAATCGTGTCCTTGCCCTAAAATCCACGCCATGACAAACGCCAACGATAAAATACTTGACCGCATGACAACCCGCGCGCTGGACCTGCAAAGGCTAGCGGCGGGCCAAGCGCGTGACGTGTCGCGGTTCCTGAATGAGTTGCAGGGCGATATCGTGGCACAGCTTGCGCGGATTGACCCAACGGGCATCGGCAGTATCTCAAGGCGACAAGCTCGGCTGGAAAAGCTACTGGCGCAGGTCAAGGAAACAATCACAGCGGCATATCGCGCAGAGGGCAAACGCCTTGCGAATGAGTTGCGCGAGATTGCTGACATGGAAGCGCGGTTTGCTGTCTCGGCAATCAACCAAGGCGCAGGCGTCCAGCTTATCACCACAGAGCTAACACGCGGGCAGCTAGTGGCTATCACGGGCGATCTGTTAGTGCAGGGCGCACCGGTTTCCAAGTGGATGTCTAGGCAGGCTGGGGATACGTTGCAACGATTCGAAGACAACATGCGTTTGGGCATTGCTCAGGGCGAGACAAACGCGCAATTGATCCGACGCATACGGGGCGGGCGGCAGAACGGCGAGGCTGTGCAGGGGTTTATGAACGCCACGCGACGCCATGCTGACAGCCTTGTTAGATCGGCAACGCAGGCTGTGTCTCAGGCATCGCGGCAGGCGGTATACAATGAGAACGACGATATTATTAAAGCCGAGCAGTGGGTCAGCACGATTGACTTGCGCACAACGGTTGAGTGTTCGGGGCGGGATGGCCTGACGTATACAGTCGGCACGCATGAACCTATTGGCCATTCATTGCCTTGGCTTGGCGGTCCTGGCAATCTGCATTGGGGTTGCCGGTCAACATCTACCCCCGTGCTTAAATCGTTTAGGGAGCTTGGCCTAGACATTGACGAGGTGCCAGCATCCACGCGCGCAAGCCTTGACGGGCAAATCCCGCAAGACACCACATTCGAGGGCTGGCTATCACGGCGCACGGTTGCCGAGCAGAATGAGAACCTTGGCGTTGGACGTGCAAAGCTATGGCGCGACGGGGATATATCGTTCCGTGATTTGATGGATGCTAACGGGCGTCCGTTATCGCTTGAGGAATTGCGGGCACGTATTTAACGAACCCCTTGCACCCCGCGCGAAAGTGGTGTATTTCTGTGCTTGAATAACTGTGACTAAAGTTTACTCGGCTGGCAGGGGAATCCAAACTAGGCAACTAGAGGAACCCTTGCAAAGGCCATTCGACCTCACCCCAGCCTAGAGTTGGGGCACAACCCGCCCCGCCTCTCATTGAAGCGCCTCTGGGCGGGTTTTTTATTACAACAATCGAACCAAACAACCCTGCATCTGCGGGGCTTTTTGCGTTGGCGGGATGCCAGCGCCTTAACAGCGGGAAGCTGAACTATGAAAATCGACATCACAGACGCAACCACCCTCGCACCGTGGCTTCAGGCTCACGTATCAGAGGGTTCGCTAGACCTTGGCGCACTTGCTGCACCTGAGGACGTCAGCGGCCTTAAAACAGCCTTGTCAAAAGAACGCGGCAACGCAGCGGCATACAGCAAATACGGAACGCCGGACGACATTGACGCGCGGTTTGCAGAGTTGACTGAAAAGGCCAAGGGCAACGGCAAGGGCAACGAAGACGCACAGGCCAAGCTGGACGCAATGAAGGCCGACCACGAAACACAGAACACGGCGAAAGACGCGCGTATCACTAAGATGATGCAACGCGGCGCATCGTCCGACCTCAAGGCAGAGTTGGCGAAAGCTGGATTTATCTCAGAATCAATTGACGACATTGCCTCAAGCGCGATGGGCCGTCTCAAGTTTACAGAGGACGGCACTGCGCAAGTAATGACGTCTGACGGAAAGCCGATGATTGGATCAGGTTCCGATCACGGTGCGACCTTAGCCGATCTGGCGAAGGAACTTGCCACATCTAAATCGTACGCGGTTCGTGATGCAGGCAAGGGCGGCGGCGGGAAGCCAGCCGGATCACAGGGCGGGACGCCTGACAAACCCACGGTCACACGGGCGACTTTTGACGCAATGTCACAGGTTGAACGCGCGGCACATTCAAAATCAGGCGGCGCAGTCAAAGACTAACCGCACATTAGGAGAATAGCCCAATGGCTAACGTACTCACAGACCTTGCAGCCGACATCTACCGCGCCGCCGACATTGTTGGCCGCGAATTGGTTGGCGTCATTCCATCCGTAACAATTAACGCAGGTTCCGAAGGCGCAGCTTTCGGTGATACCGTTCGCGCCGCTGTCACAGCACAGCCAACGCTTAACGAAACCTACACCCCTGCAATGACCATTCCCGAAGGCGATGACCAGACAGTCGCTAACAAAACAATGACCATTGACAAAGTTGCCAACGTGCAAATCCCGTACACCGGCGAAGACATCAAGCACCTGAACAACGGCGTTGGATACGAGACTGTTTACGGCGACCAGATCGCCCAAGCATTCCGCACCATCACAAACAAGATTGAAAACCACGTCGGTTTGACTCTTTCCCTTGGTGCGTCGCGCGCCATCGGTACGGCAGGCACTACGCCTTTCGGTTCCAACTTTAACGAGGTGGCCGAAGTTCGCCAAATCCTCATCGACAACGGTATGCCACTTGACGGCCAAGCAACCATTGCGATGAACTCTGCGGCGGGCGTTAAGCTGCGCAACCTTGCGCAACTGCAAAAGGCCAATGAAGCGGGTGGCGACGACCTGTTGCGTCGTGGCGAGTTGCTCAACCTTCAAGGGCTTATGCTCAAAGAGTCTGCAGGCATTGCCCAGCACGTCAAGGGTTCTGCAACAGGCGGGCGCACAAACGACGCGGCTGGCGTTGCGGTTGGCACAACTGTCATTCCTGTTGAGAACATCACAGCGGGCGCGACGGGCTACAAAGCAGGCGACGTTATCACCTTTGCAAGTGATGCAACTAACAAATACGTTGTTGAAGTTGGCCTCGCATCTGGCGCGACTGGTAACATTACGATTGCCGCACCTGGCGTTCGTATCGCGCTGCTGGACAACGACAACATTACTGTGTTGAATGACTACGCCGGAAACGTCGCATTCCACCGCGCCGCTTGCGAATTGGTTATTCGTCCGCCTGCAATGCCTTTGGGTGGCGACGCAGCGATTGACCGCCTTACCGTGCAAGACCCCTTCTCTGGCGTCGTGTACGAAATCGCAGTCTACAACGGCTATGGCAAAAAGATGTTTGACATCACGACCTTCTACGCCGCTAAGGTTTGGAAGCCTGATTTCGTGGCATCATTGCTCGGCTAAATTTAGCAGGGGGGCGGGCTTAGGTTCGCCCCCTCACTAAGTTTAGAGGGTTTGCACAATGGCATTAGACACCACAATCGGCGGCACGGCCTCAGACAGCTACGGCACGCTTGCGGCTTATACAGCGTATGCGCTGGGCATGGGCTGGACGCTTGCGGCTACAGACGCGCTAAACGAAATCAACCTGCGCAAGGGCGCGACGTATCTGGACCGCAAGTATTCCTTCATTGGAATGCAGCAGTACCAATACCAAGCCCTTTCATGGCCTAGACTTGTCAACGACTTGGTTGACGATTGGCCGATTGACCCCGACACAATCCCGCTTGATATCATTCACGCGCAGTTTGAGGTTGCCTACATCTTGCAAGGCGGGCTTGAGCCATTCGCAACAATCGAAACACACAGCACGGGCGACATGCTAAAAGTTGGCCCTATTACGCTTGATGAAGAAACGCTGCCGACATCTACACCGCGCATCGTTGCGGTTGAGGGACTGTTGCGCGGCTACATTCGCGGCGGCGTTGGCATGGCAAACATGGTGCGCGGCTAATGGCTACCGTTCGCAGCCGTGTCACAAAAGCCTTTGATAAGTTGGCCGCAAAGCAGCCCGACATCATCCAGACCGGCACCATTCAACAGCCCGCACCAATGGCAAGCGGCGGCGGTCCATCCGATCCAACGGGCGGCACAATCGGCACCGCGCCGAATCCGGTATCTGTTCGCATGGCTGTGTTTGAGATTGCAGAGCGCAGGATTGACGGCACCAACATCCAAGCAGGCGACTATCAGGTTATCGTAGAGCCGACATCAATTGAAATCACGCTTGACGATCTTATCACTTGCGACCGTGGCACGTTAACCGTTGCCATGCTTGGCCGCGTTGCACCTGGCGGCGTAACCGCGCTTAACGATCTGGTTTGCCGTGGGTAGCTTTGAAGACGACCTGCGGAAGTTTGAAGCTAAGACAAACCGCAAGCTAACGCAGGTGGGCCGTAAGGTTGCCTTGGAGTTGTTCAAGCGGGTCATTTACAAAACACCCGTTGATAGCGGGCGCGCGCGGGCAAACTGGCAAGTGACAATCGGCGCGCAGGCTAGCGGCACAGTCGAGTTTGACGACACTAACGGCGGCGCAACAATGTCAAAGGCGACAGCGGCAAGCGCAGGATTTAAGGCGGGCGATACAATCTACCTAACCAACAACCTGCCCTACATCCGCAGGCTTGAAGAAGGCTATTCTCAGCAAGCCCCTGCGGGCATGGTGGCGCTGACCGTTCAAGAGTTTGCCCAAGTCGTCAATCAAATAAGCGTGGAGATTAGCAGACAATGAGCGACGTTGACAGCGACATCACCCAAGCACTGAACACACAAGCCGAGGTCATGATTGCGGCGCTTGGCTATACTGCAATCTGGCCACGCAAGGGCGGAGACAAGCCAGCGGGCGAACACATCACTATCCAGTATCTACGCAACGACGACGTGCCTTTAGGGCTGTCAGATCAGGTTTACACACGCCAAGGCTTTTTGATTGTGACGCTGGTTTCGCCGCTAGACGTTTACGACGTCGTTACGCGCAAGCAGGCGGGCGCAATCGGTGCTTACTTTCTGCGCGCGCAACGGTTCACCGCTAACGGCACCGTGGTCACAATTGTAGGCACAACCATTCGCAACGGGCGGCAAGAAGGCCAGCGATGGGAGACGCCTATTTACATCAGTTATCGGAGCTTAACATGAGCAGAATAAGTTTAGAAGATAAGGCTTGCAAAGCTAATTCATTGAGCAAAAGTGGCAGGAAAATTTCAAATCTTGCAAGTCTTAAAAAGGACAATGGGGAACCAAAGCTGGTCTACCTGACAAACAAGGCGGGCGCGTTTGCGAACCCCTTGGCATCAGAGTTTGACGCATGGGCCGCAATCGGCTGGTACAAGGTTTAACAAATACCCCCCGCACGCGGGTGCCAATAACGGCAAAGCGGCGACCCCTCAGATAAACAACCCCCACGAGGGGTCCAATCGCTTGAAAGGATACCAAGCAAATGACGACAAATAATCAAATCGGCCTTACGCTCTACGGCGTTGCAGGCGCACCGGCCACAAACAACAAAGCAGGCTTTGAGGCACTGACTTTTGTGCAGCTTAAAGGCACGCAAATGCTGCCGTCTTTCGGCGTCACGCACGCAAACATTGACGTGTCGGACCTTGGAACAGGCTTCACGTCTGGCGTTAAGGGCGCGGCAACTGGTAACGACTCAACGTTCACCTATCACGGCACCGGCGCAGATACTGGCATTGCAACAGCAATCGTTGCGGCTAACGCTCAGGCGGGCTTGTACTCGCTGAAAATCGTTCGCGGCTCTGGCACTGATGCGGGCGACGGTCCGGCACCTGTTGCGGGCGACATTGTTTCCTATGCCACGGGCTACCTGCACACTTTTGCATTGAACGAAAAAGACGACTCGTCGTTTGAGGGTGCAACAATCAACTTTAAGCAAAACGATTTTACAGTTGACGACGTTGAGCCTTCCTAACTAATCCGCCTCGGCGGTAGGGGGTGGCGTGGTTTGGTTCGCCCGCCATCCCCACTTTGAACCTGAACCCAAGGAATGAATCTATGGACTTCAATAAATACGACAGCCGCGCAATCGCCGAAGCTGGATCACCTATGCAGATTCTTGATGAGTGGACCGGCGCGGAAATGATAGACGGCGACAAGCCGTGTCGGGTCATTCTTCGCGGTACTGCGTCGGCATCTATGCAGGCCAAAATGCGGGCCGTGCAAAAGGCCGCGATGATGTCTAAGAAGACCAAGGGCAAAGACGCAGAAGACGAAGCCCGCGTGATGGAGGACATCCATAACCAAATGGTTGACGCCGCTGCGCCTTTCATCATGGGATTTGAAAACGTCAACAATGGCGACAAGCCCGCTACGGCTGATGATGCAAAATGGTTTCTAAACCTGACATTCCCAGAAATGGGCGTAAAGCAAGACGACGACGGCCAGCCTGTTTTAAACAAGGACGGCGAACCCGTTTACGAAATGAAGAACAACCCCTTTGCCAAGCAATGCAGCGAGTACGCTTCTAAGCAGGCCAACCGCTTGGGAAACGGCAAAAGCGGTTAATTCTTGCCGCGCATCAAATGGGGTGGCTAAACGCTACCATAGAAATGAAGGGCGACAAATCCAAACGGCCAACAGAAAGCCGGTTGTCCCGCTACAATGCAGCCAACACTCCCGCGCCCTTTGTTGAATTGGACGCGGGCGACTACCTGCTCAATCTTTTGATGGAGGCTGGGCCGATTAAGTCTCAACCTATGGGCGGCTTCCAGGCGTTAGATTGGGTTGATTTTGCCGCATACGCATCCCTAACAATGGCCGACTTAGAGCCTTGGGAGGCAACGATCTTGCGCAAGATGTCAGAGGCTTTTGTCACTGGCATGAATGAAGGTGCAAGCCCGTTTTCGATACCACCAGCCGACCGCGAGTCTGCAAAATAACGGCCTGCCATAATCGGCGGGCCGTAACACGTTTAAGGATTAAATATGGCTGATTTTGCAAACCTTGTTCTTGGTGTTGACACATCTGGCCTAAAGCGTGGCGAGCGTGATCTAAAGCAATTCGGCGCACAAGGCGAACGCACAGAGCGCAAGGTCGAAAAGTTTGGTGGGACAGCCAAGCGCAGCTTTAACGCTGTTGCACTAGCCGCGACCGCCGCCCTTGGTGCAATTGTATCACTTGGCAGCGCGGTGCGCATTATTGCCGACTTTGAAACAAGCATGTCACGTCTTGGCGCTGTTAGCCGTGCAACCGCTGGCGAACTTGAGGCATTGCGTGACATCGCAAAAGACCTCGGATCAACCACAGAATTTAGTGCAAGCCAAGCAGCGGACGGCCTGAACTTTTTAGCAATGGCTGGCTTTAATGCGACGGAAGCAATGGCGGCAATCCCGTCCGTGCTGGACCTTGCAACTGCGTCCGGCCTTGGCTTGGCCGAAGCAGCCGACACAGCATCAAACATCATGAGCGGCTTTGGTATTGAAGCGGCAAACGCTGCGGAAGTCGCTGACGTTCTTGCCGCTGCATCCACACGCGCAAACACAACCGTGGGCCAGCTTGGCGCGGCTATGTCTACAGTAGCACCTATCGCAAGCGCCCTTGACATAAGCCTTGAAGACACGGCGGCGGCAATTGGCGTTCTGTCAGACGCGGGTATCCAAGGCGAACGCGCAGGCACAGGTTTGCGTGGCGTCTTGGCATCTTTGGCAGGTCCGACCACACAGGCAGAAGCGGTTCTGCGCGGGCTTGGCCTGACGATTGCGGACGTTGACCCCGCAACCAACGATCTAAGCGTTGTCATGGCTCGTTTAGGGGCCGCTGGCCTATCCACAGCCGACGCCATGACCTTGTTTGGACGTGAGGCTGCATCGGGCGCTCTTGTTCTGATCGATGGGGCGCAAAGGGTTGGCGACTTTGGCGACGAGCTTGAACAAGCAAACGGCGCGGCGCAAACAATGGCCGCAACCATGCGCGACAACCTTGGCGGAGATCTAAAGGGCGCGGCATCGGCTGCGCAGGGCTTGGCGATTGCATTGGGTGACGCGGGGCTAACGTCAATTATTCGCGCGGTTGTGCAGGCGGTCACAGGACTTGTGCGGACGTTGACAAACGCCGTTGACGCTTTTGGCAGGTTGTCGTCAGGCATTGCCAATCTGTTTGGATTTGCGGAAGCCACGTCACAAGTCGCGTTGGCATCTGAGCAGGCCGCGCTTGCGATTGCGGAGGAAGTAAAGCAGGCCGATCTTTTGTTGGCGGGATTGGTTGAAGGCCGCGCGTATTCGGTTGATTATGTCGGCGTAAAGCTGGCGCAGGCTCAAGCACACCTTGCTGTTGCCGATTCTGCACGGCAGGAAAACATTGAACTTGTCAGGGGGTCTGCTGAGTATCTGCGATTGCAGGGAATTATTGACGGCGCAAGGGCTGCAAGAGCGTTGTTTTTGCAGCAATCTGCGGATGGCGTTGCCAATGCAGAAGTATTTTTTGGAATTGCAAACGATACTTTAATAACAACAGTTGCATCCCAAGAGGCACTTCTTGAAGGGCTTCAAGAAACAACCCCAGAATTTAAAGCGATCCAAGCCGAGATTGATTATATCAACACATTGCTAGATGGTTCCGTTAACGGAGTTGTTACGCTTGAGGGCGGTCTTCGCAATGCGGCTGTGGCTGCATCTGGTTTAACCGCTGAACTTTCGGCAACTCTTGCGCTTTTGGCGAGGATGGACGCACTAGGGCCGCAACAATCAAGCGCAGGGCGCGGACGAGGCGGCGATCCAAGGGACTTTGGCGGTGGGTTTCTAGGCCAAGGGCTACAAGAAGCAGACGCATTTATTGCAAGCCTTGATGATATAGAGAAGGCTTCAAAGGGCGCAAGCGATGCGTCCGCCGTTGCTGCTAAAGAGATGCGGGAACAGATCAGCGCCCTAGAAGACGCGGCAGACCCCCTGCGCGTTTACACCCGCGAACTTGCCAAGCTGGACAAATTGAAATTGCAAGGCTTGTCGGACGGTGCTTACGCTGCGGCTGTTGAGGAATTGTCAAAAGAGCTAGAAGCCGCAACGGACTCCGCGACCAGCTTTGCAAACACATTCAAAGACGGCATCACAGACGCGCTTGATTACGTCATGTCAGGCATGAAAAATGGCATGGATGGCCTATTGGACATCTTCAAGAACACCCTGATCAGCATGATCAAATATGCGCTGATGAACCCGATCAACCTGCAAGGAGGGATGAACATAGCAGGCGGTGGCGGTGGCGGCACTTTGATGAGCCTTATGGGCGGCGGTGGCGGCGGTGGCTTGTTAAGTGGTGTAGGGGCTGGCGGAGGTATTGCGGGTTCCTTTATGGCAGGCGGTGCGGGTCTTCTTACGTCGTTGTTCGGCGCGGGCGGCGGGCTTCCTGCGGCTGGCACTTATCTAAGCGCTGTTGTTAGTGGAGTCAGCAGCATTGGCACAGCGGCGGCTGCTCTTGGTGCAATCGCGTTACCCCTCGCTTTAGTGGCGGGTGTGTTTTCCTTCTTCAAAACAAAGACCAAAACGCTAGACAGCGGAATCCGCGCCACCATCGACATGGAAGACGCCATGTTTGAAAGCTTCAAAAAGATCGAAAAATCGCGTTTCTTTGGTTTATCCAAAAAGCGGTCCACTAGCTTTACCAAATTGACAGGCGACAACAGCGCACCCCTTGACGCAGCAGTCTTTGCCGTTCGTGAAAGCGTTATAGGCGCGACTGAATCGCTAGGCGTTTCAATTGATGTATTCTCAGGTTTCACGCATCAATTCACCTTATCGCTCAAAGGGCTTGACGAGGCGGCACGCACGGCTGCAATCACAGAAGAATTTGCACGCATGGGCGACAGCATGGCGGGCCTTGTTCCGCACATTGAAACCATGAACCAGCTTTTCGCGGTTGCTGCCAACCGTGTGAGCCTAGTTGATCGGCTGTTGCAGGCTCAGGGCGAGACAGAAGAGCTAACTGCCCGCATTCGTGCGCGCGAAATGGACGCCACAAACGAACTTAACAAGTCGTTGCTTGCGCAGGTGTTTGCGGCTGAAGACGCGGCGGCAGCGGTTGCTAAACTCACAGCATCATTCACAGAAAACGCATTTGCGACCGGCATTGATTTTCGGCGCGGACTGTCACGGTTATCTAACGGCATCGGGACCACGCCGCAACAATCCCAAGCTGAAATGCTAACAGAACTCAAAGCCTTGAATGCGCGCATAGATGTGCTACAATCAACATCAGAGATCACCGCTAATTCCTCGTCGCAAACGGCAGAGAACACCGATTACAGCAACGCCCTAACCCTGGATGCCGCAACATGAGTACGCCGCTGAAAATCTTAGTGCCGATATCTGTTGCCGACGTTAATATTACAGCTTCAAACGTGGCGCTTGAGACTGCATGGACGGCGGGGACTTATACGCTTGGAACGCAAAGGCGCGTTGGCGAACGGTTGTTTGAGGTTAGCGCGGCTAGTACAACCGAAGAACCGAGCGACACGGCGACAGATTGGTTTGATGCTGGACCCGCCAACAGATACGCGGCTTTTGACCGGCAAGTCGGGATTGATAAATACCGCGTGGTTGAAACGAAAACCAGCAACGCTGGCACTATCACATACACAATTGAAGCCCTTACCCGCATCGGCGGAATTGCCGTGTTTGGATTGCAAGCGGAAAGCATTGCAATCGTTGCAACAGTCAGCACGACGGGCGACGCGGCAAACATCAGTTACACCCTGCAAGACGCGACCCAATACGAGGGTTCAATGTGGCGCTGGATGTTTGTGCCTGCATCATTTGAGCGCAAGTATATCAATTTTGCGGTTAACATTCCGCAGGGTGCATCAATCGACATTACCATTACAAACACGGGCGACACCGCCAAAGTTGGAACTATCGCGTTCGGCATCGTGTCTGAGTTTGGAATTGTAGGGACTAACACGGCCAAGAAGCTCAAGAGCCGATCTTTTAAGAAAACGGAAGGCACGCTTACATCGCTTTTGCAGCGGACTACCTCATCAATCGTTTCCTACAGCGTGACCCTGCAGAACTACGAGGGTGCCGCGTTCTGGCGTCTGGTTAGCGATATAGACGGCATCGGCGCAGTGTTCGTGGCATCAGACCTTTACCCAGAGTTTTCGATTTACGGAACTTTGTCGTCTGCCAACCCTACAGCGGTTGGCGTCGGCGCATCTAAGGCAACAATTGAGGCAGAAGAATTATGACAACCCCCACCATTACTTTATACCCTGACACACTGCCCGCCAAGGGGCAGGCAAACGCGCCATTTGATGTCAATGTCGATAACTTTTTGACGTGGCTAACAGCGACTAACGGGCCAGAACTCGCGACACTGGTAACGTGGACTCAAGGCGTGGCTGACACCGTTTTGGCTACGGCGCTTGCGGGCAACCTTCCGGCATTGACTGGCAAGGCTGGCAATTATATCCGCGCCAACGATGCGGAAAACGGCGGGCAATTTCGCACTCCAGCGCAAATTTTGTCGGACATATCAGCCGCGCCCTTAGACTCGCCTCCCCTCACAGGCACACCAACAGCGCCAACCGCAGCCGCAAGCACAAACACGACGCAGCTTGCAACTACTGCCCAAGTTCGTCTTGCAATCCCTAACGTTCTGAATGCCGCTGGCGCTGCCCCTGTGTTTGCCTGCCGCGCGTGGGTGGACTTTAACGGCACAGGAACGGTGGCAATTCGTGCAAGTGGCAACGTGTCCAGCATTACTGATAATGGTACGGGGCTTTACACCGTCAACTTCACGACAGCCCTCCCAGATGCAAATTATGCGTCGTCTATCCAAGCGGTGCGGGCATCAGGGTCTAACACACAAGGCAACATACGGGCCGTTGCCACTCCAAAAACAACAACGACATTCTTAATCGAGGTCACGAACTTTTCTACTGCTTCGATTGACGCTGATTTTGTTGATGTTGCAATTTTTAGATAGGGGAACCCAATGACTAAATGTATCATATACACAAACGACGCAGGCGAAGTTTCTGTTATTATTCCAGCGCCCGATAGTGGCTTAACGATTGAGCAGATTGCAGCCAAAGACGTACCAGGCGGCGTGTTTTTTGACGTAGTGGACACGGGTGACATTCCGACAGACCGCACGTTTCGCAACGCATGGCGCAAGCAAGGCCGGACAATCGCAGAAGACTTGGCTGCTTCTAAGCCTATCGCTCATGAAAAACGCCGCGTTGCCCGTGATGAGGAAATGCGCCCGCTTGATATTCGATCTACTATCCCATCACAAGCAACGGCAGCAGAGGAAGCAAGGGGCGCACTTCGCACTAAGTACGCGCAGTTGCAGGTAGCTATTGACGACGCTGCTGATGTAGACGCCCTGCGCGGCTTTGTTGTTAACCTAAAGGGCTAAAAATGGCTGACCACAACTATTCAGAAACCCGCATCATCGGCTTTAAACGCATCTGTGCGTTCTTTGCTTTGGGTCCAGTCGTTCTGCCCGTTTTCATGCTCTACAGCGCAGGTCATTGGCTCAAGCGCGAGGGGTGGGATGTAGGGTGGCGGCGGTGGGTCATTGCCCTGCCTGTTGTTGCCTTCACGATACTAAACACGCTCCACAACTGGACAGTATGCACAATCCTGTTCACTGAGTTCCCAAGAGAGTTTCAAACGACAACAAGGCTAAAGCGTTTGAAGTCACACCCAGACCCCGCATTGCGAGAACTTGCGGACATGCTTGGTGGGTTCCTTAACAGCCAAGACCTAGGACATTACTAATGAGAGAGGTTATTCCAATAGCACAAGGTAGCGCCGCTCTTACATTTCCAGCTTGGGCACCGTATCTGTCAGGCGGGTGGAATGTTTTAATTGCAACGATGGGTATGGTTGTCCTAGCCCTCACAATCTACAACAAAGTCTTGGAAATAAAACAGCGCCGCAAGGATATGCGAGACAAAGAAAAGGACCAGTAATGACCAATAACATGGAAGTTTCAGACGAGGGCCTGCTAGAGATTGCAGAACACGAGGGCGTTGTGCCCGTGCCCTACTGGGACAGCGTGGGTATTCTGACGTATGGCATCGGCCACACAAAGAACGCAGGCGGCATTGATCCAGCGTCTATGAGCCTTGCAATGCCAGCAAACATCGAAAAGGCAATCGATCACGCCTTAGAGGTTTTTCGCACAGACATTGCCAGCTATGAGGCGCGGGTTAACGCGGCAATCAAGGTTCCACTTTCCCAGTTTGAATTTGATGCGCTGGTGTCGTTTGATTTTAATACGGGCGGCATTTACCGCGCGAAACTTAGCAAGCGCATCAACGCTGGCGATCCTGACGCCGCAGATAGCTTCATGGGGTGGATCAGTCCCCCAGAAATCCGCAAGCGACGCACAGCCGAAATGGACCTGTTCGTAACGGGTGAATATGACGCCAACGGCGACAAAATCCCCATCTGGAAAACCAACGGCAAGGGCAAGCTGATTGGCCAGTTGCGCACCATGAGCGGCGACGAGGTTCTCAAGCGTATGGGGCGGCGCGTATCACACACTGACACGCCACCCGCGCCCGTTCACTGGCTTGTGACGTTGCTTAAGACATTGCTGAAATCATTATTTGGAGGCCTAAAATGAACACACCTACAAAATCAAAGATTAACTACACGGCCCTGCTTATGGCTGTTGTGGGAATCCTTGTTGGGCTGGACATCATCCCGCGCGAAATTGAAGAACCCGTCGTACAGGTGGCCCTAATCGGTGGCCCTGCGCTAATTGCGGTCTTCCGCACTTGGTTCACATGAGGATTGATTGGGGCGTCTTATTCCTAGTAATGGGTGTTGTGGCCGTGCTTATCTATGTGGTGGTGACATGACTTGGCTT